AAATCATTCTCCGCTGGCACATTCAGAGCGGCAACATCGTCATCCCCGGCTCCAAGAATCCCGAGCATATCCAACCCGTAAGGACAGGGCATACAATATTTGCAGTCATTGCAAGGAATCGTAGGGAACTTCAGCATCAATTGGGCTGTTTCTTCCAAGAACTCTTTTTCTTCCTCATTCAAAGGTTCCAAGGGCGAATAAGTCCGAAGGTTATCCTGCAAATGTTCCATATAAGTCATTCCACTCAGCACACACAACACGTTGGGATACGTACCGGCAAAACGGAACGCCCACGATGCCACACTGTTCTCCGGGCGACGCTGCTTCAAGCGCGCCACCAGGTGGTCGTTCAGTTTAGACAAACGTCCTCCCAACAGCGGCTCCATAATCACAGCCGGAATTCCACGCTTGGCCAACTCTCCATACAAATATTCCGCGTTAACATTTCTACCCGAAGCATGGCGCCAATCTACATAGTTCATCTGAATTTGCACAAAATCCCATTTCACATCCAGCGACAGCAAATAATCAAACACTTCCACCGATCCGTGAAATGACCATCCCAAATTACGAATACGGCCTTCTTCACGCTCTTTTAGTAAAAAGTCAAGAACTCCATTGTCAATATAACGGTCATGGAAAGTCTTGATCCCTTCCCCTCCACCTACGGAATGAAGCAAATAATAATCCAGATAATCCGTCTGCAATTCTTTCATCGACTGATGGTACATCTTGATGGAATTCTCACGAGTATAGTTTTGGAAATTGGACATCTTTGTCGCAATCAAGAGCTTTTCGCGGGGATAACGTTTCAAGGCCGCACCCGCCGGATGCCACTTCCATATAAGATATGATTGCTCGTCGCAACGTATCTCGTCCATAAATCCGCCTGCTTTTGGTTTGCCGAATAATCCCATAATATTTCTCCTTGACAGATTGTAAATAAATATGTTACTTCTTTTTTGATTTGAACATTCGTGTAAGCATAATGATTGCGCATATAACGGCAACGACCAATATCATAATATATCCGACGCTGTCTTTGTCGGCGCATCTCGGAATCAATAGTCCGAAGCAGACGAGCAAGCCGATAGTTGCTATGAATTTAGGCATAGCCGAATCGCATCGTGTCATCGGAGGAATAATTATCGCACCGAGAATGAGGTCAAGCATAGTAACTAACTGTAACGGGCTGAATCCTGAACTGTCAACGTTCTGACAGCAGATTATTACAAGAACAGCAATACTTATCGACCATGCAAGAGTAATGATTACCTGAGGAAGAGAATTACTTATCTTTACAAGAAAACTTCCTGCTTTTTTAGCTGTTTTAACATATTTGTCACGGGTGAGCTTTTTCTTTGCCTGCTCATACAGCTCGTTGAATTTTGCTTTGTCTGCATCGGCAGTAAGAGCGAGCTTAGCTTTTTGCTCGACCTGTCTGAACTTTACCGCCCATGCGTCACATATATTCTGTTCTGTATTGCCTGTTATGTTTGAGGATGCGAGAATGAGAAATTCAAATATATCTTCCTTTGTATTCGGAACGGGAAAATTTCTGATAAGCGATGTACGCTGTTCGTCTGATGCTGCGTTTGCGAGTGACATAGAGAATTCATGTAAGGATGCCGATGATTTTCCGCCTCTTATTTCATAGCCGCATGACGGACAAGTGGTAACAAAAGCGCCCAGCACCTCTCCGCATGACGGACATTTATGTATTTCGCCTTCAAAAACAGTTTCACGTTTTGAGTTGCCTGCCTGATATGATTGTGAGTTTTCCGGAGAGCCGGAGCTTTGTGCACCGCAGTTCAGACAAAATTTTGCACCGTCCGGTAACTGCGAGCCGCATTTACTGCATATTGCCATATTTTTTCTCCCTCTGCTTCACGGCTTTATCGGAACTAAAGCCGTTTTTTAATTATGGGTAAAACAAATCAGTCCGTATACCTGTCGGTATCGGGGATTGCATCACATATATCGCCGATGTTGCAGTCAAGATACTCGCAGATACGGAGTAGTACCGATAAAGCCACCTCCTCGTTTTTGCGGAGCTTGGTCATTGTACCTGTCGCTATATTGAGATCTTTTCTGAGCGTCGCCGGGGATATATCTTTTTCAATTAGTCTGATCCATAATTTCTTATAGCTGATTTTCATGAAAACATACCTTTAAAGGTATGCCCGATCACTTAGTATTATACACTGCGCAATTCAAAAAGTCAACAGATTTCAGCAAATTTATAGATAAAATTCGCAACTTCTTGCGAATTTTCCGGTTCCGACGGAAAATTCGTTATTGTTGACACTGAAAAATTATTCGGTTACAGCTATAAGAAAAAATGATCTGGCAGACCTTGTTCATATCAAGTAAAGAGTACGTATTCCGGTGCAATGGATTTTCGTACTCTAAAGTCGGCTCAAATACATATAATTATTTAATTCTAGTATACCATAAAAAAGTGATAAATTCAATAGCCCCTATGCCATGATTGTGACATACGGGCTGAGATTGTACCGGTAACGGAGTGTTGTCTGCCACGCAAAACGCAAAAAGTGGGAAACGACGGGATAAGCCGAAATTAAGCGGGATAAATCAGCACAAAGCTGATTGTTATGCGGTTTGTTGCGTATCACAAGTGGTATATCCGGCACGATGCTCAAAAGTGAGTTGTCAAAAAAATCGGTGCGTTTTTGCATCGATTTTTTATATCTGTTGAAAATGAGAAGCGTTTTAGATAACCGTTTCAAACTGTTTTAATTGCATTTTAAAAGCCGTTAAAGCGCATTGTTAAGCGTTTTAACGGCTTTTCTTTTACTTTTATACGAATTTAAATAAATTCCAATTATTGAAAATGTTAGCAACGAACTCAACGAACAAAAAGCAACATATCAACGAACTTGTTCGTTGAGTTTTTCGCTTTACGAAAAATTTAAAGAAAAAGTTAATATTGTACTATTTTATTCGTTGTTACCGAAACGGTTCTTTATCACCATTAAAATGATACCGCCTATAAGACCTATATACCCAAGTGAAGTGAGTGTAATATGTAAAGGATCGGATTCGTGATGTCCGATCATCATGAGAACAAGTCCTGCAATTATTGCTGTAATCGCAGTCTTTTTAATACGCTGAACTTTCGGATCAACCGGAAGCTGCTCTGTAAAATCTGTATTGCTTTGTGAATAATCCGGCTTTGCTGTTGCTGATTTACGTCGCTTTGATTTTCCAGATGAAGTAGAATATGAAATACCTGTGTCGGGGATTGAGAAAGTTTTTCTTGTGCTACCTTTTGCTGATTTTGATATGCGGAATCCTTTTGTACCCCAGCTATATCCTACACCTGATTTGCTAAGATTAAGGCGGAATCCACCGCCGAGTTTAATACTTTTTCTGAAACGTAATCCCATTATTATAAACCTCCTTTTTTACAGCGAACCTATAACCTTTCCCTTGCATACGCAAGTATCATCTGATCCGATCCTAATGTCCTTATACTTATTATTAAGAGAAATCAAGCGATCTTTTCCTCGCTCTTTGATAAAGCCTTCTCCGTTAACTATAAAAATACCTATATCTCCGATGTTAACATCTGCATCAGCGGCAACAAGAACGATGTCACCGTCAAAGTATGCCGGCTCCATTGAGTCTCCGTGAACACGAAGAGCAAAAGAAGCCCGCCCGGTAAGATTTGTTGCCGGTACCTTTATATAAGAAGTTGTATCTTCGTGCAGATACTCGCCGGCTCCTGCCGATGCCGGAAGTGCCGGGAATGGAAGAGATATGTATTGTGGCTCTTGTTTTTCTTCTGTTTCAGTCCGTTTTAATGATTGTTTTAATGTTGTTTGAACATTATTCTTTTTCTTTGCCGCTTCAAGCTCAGCAAGGACGGCGGCTCTCTCTCTGATCTGAGCTTTTGCAACTATATCTACACTATTATAATCTTGGAGTAGTTCCTCTTCATCTGTTCGCAAAGAACTATCTGGTGTTTTCCCATAAACCAAATAATCAATTGAAACGTTAAAAAACTTAGCAATTTCGATTAAATACTTTTTATAGGAATTACTCTTTCCACTCTTCCAGTCTGAAAATGCAACGGCATTTAACTGTAAATATTTAGTTAGCTCTTTTTGATCTCGAGAACCCATAAGCATAATTATTCTATCTAAAATATCCAATTTCGGTAAATCTCCTTTGTGCAAAACAACGAAATTAGAATTTTTCTAAGTTTAAGCAAGAGTTTTTCTTGACAATTAGAAAAATTCTTATTATAATTTACTTGGGTAAACAAATAAGACACACTTACCCATAGTTATTTTAACATACCGCCAGAGCGGTGTCAATCGAAAACAAGCGAAAGGAGTAAGAATGACCTATAACGATAATATAAAGCGTTTGCGTGAGCAACATGGTATGTCGCAAGCGGAAGTTGCAAATGCAATTGGCGTATCAAAAGCGGCTGTGTGTGGTTGGGAGCTTGGCAATAAAACATTATCAATCGCTAATCTCTGTTGCCTTGCAGATTTGTTTTTAGTCACCACAGACGAAATACTCGGAAGGAGATTTAAATGAGCATTAAAGATAAGAAGAGAATCCTCACAGACTGGTATCGTGAGCACGGCGGACTGCCTAAAGGCAATCTTGATATAGATGCCGATACCGATACAGTCGGCAATGTTTTTGTTGACGATTCCTATGTCGGTGCATTTGATTACTGCAAGGGCGAGTTTATTTCACTCGCTTGAGCCGCCCGCTTGAGCGTATCAAGCCCAGACCCGCCGACCGCCGGAAGGAAATCCGGGATAAAAAATTAGTCGGAATGAAACCGCACAGGCTGGTCGTGCGTTTACCCGACGGAAGATCGGGAGGTGCGAGACGAAAGCCGCTTCCAAATTGTCGACTACAGGATACCTATTCCTCAACAGGTGCTTAACCGTATGGCTTACCCATAAGCGATAACAACAGAGCGTCAGCCCGCCCGCTTGAGCGTATCAAGCCCAGCACAGTATGTTGACTGGCTCACCACAAACGAAGTGCAACAATCGGTAGTAGCGTGATGACAGCTCGGAAAGACGAGCATATATGCAGACTGAGAGTTAACTGCTTGAAGTTTGCTACAGATCCTTTCCTTATTTATTTGCCGAAACGGAAAGCCGCAAGGTTTTCCGTCTGCAGGGAATGACCGCCCTGTACTGATGATGGCAGGTCGGAAAGAAAACGATAATGAAGGAAAAACTGTTGGACTTACTATTTTCATATTTAATTCCGGCGGTAACGTCGATTATTATGTTAATTGCAATACGGTTTCTATCAAATAACCTGTAATCTATCTTTGCTGGAAAGGAGGAATCTACTGTGAGTGAGATGATTTCGGCTACGGCATTAGCTGAAATTAAAGGTTGTAGTTTACGTTATATTCAGCAGTTGGCTAAAAACGGAAAGCTACCATCAATTGAAAAAGCTGATGCGGCAAATAACCGCAAAGAGTATCTTTTTGACATTGATCAGATGGACGAAAAAATCCGTGAGCGATATTATAACTCCAAGCGTAAAGAGCTTGAAATAGCACCGCCTAAAACAGTTGAAAAACAGCGTTCAAAGGCAGTTTCAAAGCCATTCGAGGAGTACACGGAAAACGAAAGGCAGCAAGCGGCTGACTGGATAAAGATACTCAAAGTCTGGGAGATGTACAGAACCAAGAGTAATCGCAAAAAAGCCGATACCGATCTGCTCTTTGTAGCAAAAATGCAGCTCGAACATCCCGAGATAGATATATCCACCGATATACTGTATCGCAAGTACGCCGCATTTAAAAACGGCGATATTGAAGGTCTTATAGATAAGCGTGGCGGATGGAATAAAGGTCACACCGATATTCCAAAGCATATACTTGACGCATTTTTGTATTTCTACCTTGATGAACGCAGATTGCCGGTGTCCCGCTGCTATCAGCTGATGATAGAGTGGGTTACAGAGTTTTATCCGCAAGATTTACCCAATATCCCCTCCGAGCGTAGTTTTCGCCGGCAAGCCGAAAAGCTTCCTCAGGCAGTAATTGCGCTGATGAGATACGGCGAAAAGGCTATGACCGATAAGTACATACCGTACATAGAGCGTATGTATGACGACCTGCAGGCTAACGATGTATGGATAGCAGATAACCATACATTTGATTTTATGACCTACTGCGATAACGGTCAGAAGACCCACAGAATGTACTTAACGGCATTTTTGGATGCAAAATCGGGCGTTTTGGTCGGCTGGAACTTAACGGAGCAGCCTGACTCGCATAGCACCCTTTTGGCACTCCGTCACGCAATAAAGCGTTTCGGCGTTCCGAAATCGGTGTATTTTGATAACGGTTCTGAATTTTTGACGCACGATATAGGTGGCAGAGGTCACAGAACACGAAAGACATGGAATGCGGACGATATACCACCGACCATACTGCAATTGCTTGACATTACAATGCACAATGCAATTGTAAGAAACGCTAAGGCAAAGCCTATTGAGCGTACATTCGGCACACTGAAAAATCACATCAGCCGAGTGATAGAAACATTCTGCGGAGGTACTATTATAGAACGCCCGGAGAGCCTCAAATACAAGCTGAAATACGGTATAGTTCCCGAGGACGATCAGATAAGAGCGGCACTTGAGGTGCTTATAGACGGCGACTTTAATGTTTCCGAGTACGGAGGCAAGGAGCGCAAGTATAAGGGTATGAGCCGAATTGACGTTTGGAACGAATCAATCAAGTACACCACCTTCCGAGAAGCAAAAGACGAGGATCTTTCGTTGCTGCTTGCCAGAACTACCCGGTATCAGAAAATCAAGCGCAACGGCGTATATATCGAGCTCGCAGGGGAAAAGCTCTGGTACTCAGCGGAAGATGCGTGGAAGTACCAAGGCGAAGAGGTCTATGTGCGCTATGATCCTGCAGAATATAAGACGGTGCGTGTCTATGACAAAGCAACAGACGCATATCGCTTCACTTGGACTCTGCAAACAGATCTGAATGTACCGTATATTACTAATGATCCTAACGAGATAGCCGCAGGTGAAAAGACAATTCGTGCTGTTACTCACGCCGTTCACGACTACTCGAAGGGCTTGACAGCGTCAATCACTGAGGAACAGGCTATTGATTTCCTGACGGCTACTATCAACCGTGCCGAAAGAGGTAAAGAAAAATTCAAAATTGAAAAGCCGTCAAAATTCAAGCCGGTATTTTCTGATAAGTTCAAAGAGGACAACCCCGAGCTTGCCGATGTTGATGAAGTAATCATCGACATCGATAAGATAAACACTAACGCAATAAAGCGGAAAGGATGATTAAACCATGGAACAGACAAAGGAAGTTTCACTGCTCGCCAAATTTGACGAGCTTGCAGCAGAAATGGGCTCAGCAAACAAAGCCGCAAATCGTATCGGCATACCTGCATCGACGATTTCGATGCTCAAAAAAGGAGCATACAGCGGAAATAAGGATGCTCAGTTTGCAAAACTCGCCGCATATTTTGACACTAAGACAGAGGGCGCAGAGAGCTACAGCGAAGTAGATTATGCACCGACAAGCATATCGGAGAAGATCTATCAGACTATCAAGACCTGCCAAATCAAAGGCGGTGTTGCCATAGCAACAGGCGACAGCGGTATCGGTAAAACAAAAGCTGTGCAGAAATATCACGCAGATAACCCGGTAAACAGTATCGTAATAACTGTTAATCCGTGTTTCAAGTCAGCAAAGGCAGTTCTTAAACTGATTGCACTTGAGCTGAATGTCCCCATATCGCAATCAACAGATGATCTGTGGCTTGCGATAGCGCAGAAGCTACATGACGGTATGGTTATCATAATTGACGAAGGTCAGCTTCTGACGTTCCACGGAATAGAAACTATCCGTAGCTTTGCCGATTATTTTTCCGACAGAGCTCAGACGCTCGGCGTTGCTTTTGTGGGTGACAATGGCATTGAAGAAAAATTCGAGGGTAAAACCCGGAGAAATTACCGTCAGATCAACAACCGTAAGTGGCTCTCGCCGAAATTCGTTACTACTGACATCAAGCGTGAGGACGTGGATATGATGTTTCCTCTGCTCGTTTCTTCTAACATGGAGCAGGAGCTTGAGTTTCTTCACAAAGTTGCTCAGAGCGAAGCCGGACTCAGAGGAGCGGTCAGATTGTTTTCGCAGGCGTATGACAACGGATGTTATACCCTTAAAGGTCTTGCATCTATGGCAAAGTTTATGCGAATTGATGTACGAAGCGTTGTGAGGTGACAATATGCACGGAAAAAAACCATCAAGAGCGCAGTATGATTATCTGAAACGAGCGCATATCAACCCTGACAACTGGCTTATTGCCAAAGATACACCGACAATAATGCTACTTGTCTGCCGGCATAACAGACAGACAAAGCTGATAAAAAAGGAATGGTACAACAAATGAGAAAGTTTATTAACAACGTGTTAATGCTTGCCGCTGCTTTTTTCGCCGGCACAGCAACTGTAAGCGTAATAGAATATGCAAACAGTATCGCAGACCGTCCGGACAACTCAATCGGCGGCGAGGTGCTTATAATTCCGCTTATGCTTGTAATCTTATACATAGGATGGATCCTTGCAAAAATGTATTTCAGTATAATAGTAGCTGATAAGATCTACAACAGCGCATATAAAAAAGGCTACAACAAAGGTAAAGCCGAATGACCTCAGGGAGCGAAAGCTCCCGTGTAATGTCGCCGTGGACGGTCACAAGCCCGTGAAAAGACAGAGTGCACGAAAGGTGGTGAAAGAAATGAGCAATATGGAACAGATAGAGGTAATAGTTGCCGAAGCTATGAAATGCGGTATGTCGTACGGCGAGTTCGTCGCTAAAAATCCGAACTATGCAGCAAGATTATCGCAGATTGCGGCAATCAAGAAGAAAAGAGGTCAGAAGCAGCGTGAAATCAAATAATCTACATAAAATGCGTACACCCGAAAGTGAAAAGCGAGATACGGCACAGAAATGTTACTCTTGTGAGTACAAATATCTCGATAAAGACGGTACTCCAACTTGCAAAAACAAGCTTCGCCCGATTATCGGGTTCGGGTGCTACAGACGAAAAATCTATAAAAATCAGGGAGTATAAGCTCCCTGCTCTAATGCAGCTGCTGATCAGCAACGGTCACAAGCCCGTATAAATGCAGAGTGGAGAAAACTAAATACAGGAGGAAAAGTTATATGGCGATGATTAAAAGCAAACGACTGACATCAAAGCGTGGAATAACGCTACCAAAGGATCTGTGCGAATATGTTGGTATGCAGCCGGGAGAAGCAGTTGATCTGATTGTTGATAATCAGACCGGAGAAATCCATATCCGCAAGCACGTTCCTGTCTGCCGATTCTGCGGAAATCGCACAGAGGCAGTAAACTACGAGGGCATAGATATATGCCCGGATTGTGCTGCGGTAATAGCAAAGGCGGTGGCAGAATGACAGTAACAAAAGAAATAATTGCCGCTAAAGTTGAAGAAATGGCAAAGCTGTCCAAAGAAAAAGCAACCCTTGATTTGCGGTACAAAGAGCTTGAAGCGTTTTTCTTGAAGCTCGGCGGTGAAAAGCTCCGTGACAGCAAGCGTAAAACCTGCACATTTGATGATAATGACGGACATGACGTTACATACACCGAAGCCAGAACAGTAAAGATTATATCTCCTGCCGTTCTGAAGCGTTTGATGGGTGATGCGTTCGGTGACTACATCAAAGAATCGCTCGAGCCAAAGTATACTTTCAAAAGCAAAGAACTTGAGCGAACATTTGCAAGTGTTTATGCAGCCGATATTACTGTGCCGGAACGCAAACTGACGGTAGACGAGTTCTACGATCAGTTACCGTGTGATGATTCTGCAAAGAGCGCACTTCAAAAGAAGCTTAAAGGTGCGAACTTCCTGACAGACTGCAAAAACCTAATTGCCATTGGGGGATTTTCGGAAGAGGACGCAGCGGATTACGCATATCTTTTCGCTGAATCGCTTGAATGGCAGCGTTTTATGACTGTTTTGGAAACTATTGAAAACGGACGCAGTGTCGAAGAAGTAATCAAATCGATAAATAGCGCTATATCGGTATCTGACACGACAAAGATAACGGTGTTATAATGGATATAAAGCAGAAACGCAGGTACATCTACTCTCTGGGACGGAAATGCGGACTTGTCGACGATGGGAATAAATCAGATGATCTGCACGGCTTTGTGTATCAGCTCACACTCAAAGAGTCCATATCGGAACTGAACGATGAGCAGGCGGACATAGTAATCAAACAATTGCAAGCTAACCTCCGGGCAATAACCCCGGAGGTCAAGGCATATATAAGCAACGCTCAGATAAGCAAGATTTTCGGGCTTATGTATGAGTTTGCAAAGCTGTCCCCATCAGCGGTCACCGTCAAAGAACGGCTATGCGGCATTATTAAAAAAGAGCTTGGTGTTACCGTCAATCCGAAATATGACATTTTCAAAGGCTTTTCAGAACGTCAGGGTGCGGAACTTATTGACACGATCAAACGATATGTTCGGGCGGAAAAGCGCAGAAAGGAGCGTACCGATGGCAAAATCAAAACTTGATTATCTGCAGATAAAGCATCTGACAGGAACGCAGGCGGAAATAGCCGAAGTTATTGGAATAGAGGCATACAGAAAGCTCGTCAGTTACTTCGGAGGGGAACGAATTGCAATTGCGAAACCGTCTACGCTGATCAGCTTCAATGTAGCACGAGACATAGCAGAGGAACATGGCTATTCGGAAGACGTAATGAATGCGCTGGAACTGTCAAAAAAGGAACAAGAAAAAATTATCGCCGGACTGAAATAGCCCGGCGATGCCGTTTATGTGCAAAGCTCATCGAGCGTTACTTTAAGTGCCTCAGCTAGCTTTTTAGCTGTGGAAACTTTGCAGTCGCCATTGCGCTCGATGTTTTCTATGGTTCTTACCGGCACACCGGACATCTGCGATAATGCCGGCACGGTAAGTTCCTTGCTTAGGCGAAGCTGTCTTAATTTCATGTTAATCCTTCTTTCTGTTCTTTAAAAGCCAGTATACGATTTTGGCTATGCCGAACAAGATGAGCAATGTGCCTAACGTGATAAAAATTTCTTTCATAGTAGTATTGACAATGTCTGCTTTGAATGATAGAATTTAAGTGGAGGGAGCTTTCGCTCCCGACACCTAAATCTCGGTTACTACTCGATTATTTTACCGATTATCAGAAGTAGCGTTCCGATGATTAAGTCCATTAAAGCCGTTATAAGTATTTCGCCGTACTTTAGCTTTGTGGGCTTTTTCTTTTTTCTTTGCTTTTTCTTTGACACTGTCTTTCCCTCCTTCCATAATATATTATACCACCTTAAAAGGTGGTTGTCGAGTGTTTCATAATAAAATTTTAACATTTTTATAAATTTATGGCTTAGCGTGATTACTGTAAAAGTAATTGCGCTAAGCCTTTTTGTTTTTCAGCGAAAATGTTAAAATAAAATTACATTAAATATAGTACATAAAAATTACGCATTATAAAGCCATTTGAAAGGATTTTATATAATGGAAATCGGAGCAATATTATCAACAGCTATTAACATAATAATCACAGCTGCAATCGGCATTATATCGTATTTCGTCAAACGTACAATAGACAGACAGGACGAATGCGTTACCAGATCTGATCTCGAAAGCCATATTGATATGATAAAGGAATGTAAGAGTGATATCAAAAGCCTGAACGACAGATATGCCACAAAGGCAGAAGTCGAAGAAATCAAGCACACTATAGACAAGATTGACAGTGCAATTGATGAACTTAAGGATACGTCAGTCAAAAATTCCGAGTTTATCCGTGTTATGACACGTCTGGAAACAAAGATAGATAATCTTGCCGATAAGGACAGGAGGGGCAACTGATGAACATTAAGAATCAGCTCAGGAAAAACAAGTTTATTAAAAACAATGGGGCTGTGATCAGAGCAATCAATCTGCTCCGTACCGATTATGTCAATCTCGTAGATGTAACTGCCGCTCTTGAGCCTCAGATCGCTGAGAATGAAGCACTTGACAGCTTAAATTATTTGCTTGAAGGCGGATATGTCCGCCTTGTCAAGATACGTTCTGAGCAGGCTGTGGACTGCATCGGGGATGATTATACACAGCTTGCGGGTAAACTTACCGCTAAGGGCATTCAGCTTGTTAACGGTGCTATCGAAGATCCTTGCATAGATCTGTAAGGAGGCGATACTATGAAAAAACGTAATCGTAAAAGAGGTAAAGTCGACAAGCTGCCGTGCGACATCAGGGAAACCGTTGATATGATGATAAATAACCCGTCAGAATATCGCTACAGTGACATTGTAGACTTCATTCGTGAAAACGGTTATGAGGTTTCAAAATCTTCGGTAGCACGTTATGCACAGGCTCTGAATGCTTCTTTGGAGCAGGTAATGCTCATAAGCAACAATTTTAGGCTTATTAACGAAGAGATAGCTAAATATCCCGACCTTGATGTATCCGAGGCTCTTGCCCGATTAACAAACCATAAAGTAATGGAAGCAATCCAGAATTTAAGCGATGACCGTCTAAAAAATGTCCCGCCCGAAAAGCTGATTGCTGCAGTGCCATCGCTGATAAAAGCGGCAACATATAAACGGGACACAGACGCTAAGAACCGCTCATCAATGGATGCGGCGTATGATGTTTTCAAGGAAGACATCTTCGCCGCTATGGCTAAGGATAATCCTCAGCTGTACTCACAGCTTGCCGCATATATCAGGGGTAAGCAGAAAGAGGGTGACGGCGAATGATATATGTAATATATGTACAGTCAGGCTCTGAAACGGCTGTTATGTACTCGATGCGTGAACTCGGTTATACAGCGTATGTGCCGAGAGAGTTGTACAAGTATCGCAAAAAGGGTGTATGGCACGAAGAAATCAAACCGCTTTTTGATGGTTACATATTCTTTCAGACCGACCGTCTGACAGCCGATGATTATTATACCATTCGCAAGATACACGGTGTCGGCAATTTTGTCAGTAAAACAACGTGCCTGTCCTGTACCGAAGAAGAATATATCATCGAGTTATGTCGCAATCCCGATATACTCAAGGTCAGCAAAGGACACATAGAAAACGGCGTACTAAAAATAGACAGTGGCTATCTCAAACGCTATGAGCACAAAATCGTGAAATTTTCCCGAAGACAGCATAAAGCCGTTATAGAGATCACTCTTTACGGTGAGTCACACAGGATAACCTGTGCGGTCGATATAGACAAGTGCAGTAACTAAGGTGTTGGTCGATACGCTCCCCACCGGAACGGCTGTATACATACGCAAAGTAATCTGATTTTTTTCAAAATCGGAATGGCGAAGCATATCCCGATATAATCCCAACGGGATATTTACCGATAAAAGCGTTTTAATTGCCGTTTAAAACGTTTCAAAAATCAAAGTGGGATAATTTCACGTCAACATAATCAAATGCAGAATAAGGGCTTTTATAAGGCTCTTTTTCTTTTTGCCCGAAAGGAGTGAGCAAACTGTGAGAAAAAGCAATCGCAAAAGGGCAATAAACAGCCTTGCAACCGATCTCGACAAATACAAAAAAGCTGATACCGAACAGCGAGTGAATGCCGTTCAGAGCCTTGTTGAATGCTATCTGAATACATCCGAAAGCAAGCGGCAAAAGGCAATACAACAGATTATCGACCGCTCTGAAGGAGTCAGGCAGTTAATAGCCGACAACCCTGAGCTTGTTCGAGCAGATGTTGAACAGGCACTGATCCGTGCCGCTACCGGTTACACCGTTACGGAACGCAGGGAACGCATTGTCGGCGGCAGAAAAACCGTTGAGATAATCACCCGAGAAGTACCGCCGAATCAATCGGCAGTAGAATTCTTCCTTACAAATAAAGCCGGTGATGCCTACAACAAAACTCCCGTTGCTATGTCAGATGACGGTGCAGGCAAGCTTGACGCTATACTGGAGGCTGTGAAAAATGTCAAATGATTTGATTTTCACAGCCAAACAGCAGGAACTGATGAGCTTGCTCAAACACAATAAGCTCCATCGACTTAACCTGCTTGAAGGCTCTGTCCGTAGCGGCAAGACATGGATATCGCTTATCCTTTGGGCATTCTGGATAGCCGACCGTCCGACAGATTATGCCTATCTGATGTCGGCAAAAACGTTACAGACATTAAAGCGTAACTGCTTGATGTTATTGCAGGAGCTTGTCGGCGAAGATAATTTCAAGTATTCGCTGTCTACCAAAGAAGGCAGATTATTTGGAAGAAAAATACTGCTTGAGGGAGCAAATGACGCAAAGTCCGAGAATAAGATACGAGGCATGACACTTGGCGGAGCGTACTGCGATGAGCTGACGCTATTCACTAAGGACTTTTTTTCGATGCTCCTGTCACGTTTGTCGGTCAAGGGCGCAAAGCTTATTGCTACAACAAACCCGGATGTTCCGACGCACTGGCTAAAAAAGGAATATATAGACAATGCCAAGGTCGATATGCTTGTTATGCGATTTCTTATTGATGATAATACCACGCTTCCGGAAGAATATGTCCGGGAAATCAAAAAGGAATACACGGGCGTTTATTTCGAACGCTTTATCCGAGGTAACTGGGTAGCAGCAGAAGGTGTTATTTACCCACTGTTTGCCGACAACCCATCAAGATATATTGTAGATACACTTCCCGAAGATCTTATGTTTGTTACCATAGGCGGAGACTTCGGCGGCAACGGCTCAGCTCATACCCTTAACGCTACCGGATTCACTAAAGGCTTTCAGTCGATCGTAACGCTTGACGAATACTATCGCAAGGAAACAATATCACCGTATGAGCTTGAAAACGACTTCTGCACTTTTATCGAAGGTGTATGCCGCAGGTGGAAATGTACAGAGGTTTATCTCGATTCAGCAGAACAAATACTGATCAAAGGTGTGCGCCTTGCCGCTCAGAGAAGAAAGTTAAAGGTCAATATTCACAATGCCCGGAAAGGTTCTATCAACAACCGTATTTTATTCTACAACCGTCTGATTGCGGCTGACAGATATAAAATCATGTTGCACTGCAAGCATACGATTGAAGCGTTCCAGACTGCTATCTGGAAGCCGAATGCGGCGACCGAAATACGTCTTGACGACGGTAGCATAAATATAGACAGCCTTGACGCACAGGAATACAGCACCGAAGCTTACATGAGTAACGTCTTCGACGCAGAAAGGAAAAATTGATGTCGATATACTCTTATATAAAGCAGGCATTTCCGAACGTGCCGATAGTCGATATATCCGACTATTATACACGGCACATTGAGCCTGCAAAACGCATCTATCAGGGCAAACCGCCGTGGAGAACTGTTACAAACAGCGGAATAAAAAAGAAAAGCCGTCCCAGAGCTATGACGAATATGGCAAAGGTCATCTGCGACAAGCTCGCCACGATGACTTTTTCAGAACAGTGCGATATATCCGTTGATGACGAAAAGTACAACGATACGGTAAGCAAAGTCCTTGAAAACAACTGCTTTTGGGAGCGTTTCCCCGAATTTCTTTCCCGTGCGTATGCACTCGGCGGAGGAATAATAAAGGTGTATCTTGAAGATAATGTGATACGTCTGAATTACATAAATGCCGATCGTTTCTTCCCGACAAAATGGAATAACCGACAGATAACAGAGGGTATCTTCTGTAACGATTATGTTCAGAACGGCTTCTACTACAAGCTGTTCGAGTATCATACATTACAGTCGGACGGCGTTCATATCTATCATATACTGCGGCGCAGTGATTCACGAAGCTATATCGGTCAGGCAGTACCTGTTTCAGAGCTGTTCCCAAAGCTTGAATACGAAAGAGTGTTCAAAGGCGTTCAAACGCCGTTATTCTGCTATTTCAAACCTGCAGTCGGAAACAATATGGTTTTCGACTTGCCGCTCGGCTTGCCTGTTTTTGCAAATTCAATAGACACGCTACGGGAAATAGATGTAATATTCGACAGCCTTGAGCGAGAATTTATACTCGGCAAGAAGCGTATCATTATTCCTTCGGAATGCATTAAATCGATCTATGACAGCGACGGCAACGAAGTAAAATACTTTGACACCGATGACGAAGTATATCAGGCATTCAACGCCGATGATGCGCCAAAGTTGAATATATCCGACAATACACAGTCACTCAGAGTAACCGAACACGTCGAAGCTCTGAAGCTTCAGCTGAATATACTCAGCACTCAGCTTGGTTTCTCTCCGGGAACGCTGTCGTTTGACAGTAATTCCGGCGTAAAAACGGCGACAGAAGTTGCCGCTGATGAAAAGGATACGCTTCGCACCGTGCAGAATAACAAGAATATCATATCCGAGGTGCTTGAAAGTCTTGCAACGGCGATTATAGAAATAACACAGGCTTCAGAAGAGGTCAGCAAAGATTATACGGTTTCTGTCAATTGGCAGGATAACATTATCGGTGATGACAACACCCGTATAGATAACAATATCAAGCTTGTTCAGGCAGGGCTTAAATCAAAAATTCGTGCTATTATGGAAGCACAGAATATTGATGAAGCAGAAGCCGCAGAAGAACTGCAGCGTATTGCAAAGGAAAATGACATAGACGGCGGCATACTGGACGGTGACAGCTATGAATAAGCTGACTTCTCTACAGCTTTCACAAGGCATAACCGATCTTATAGTCGGGCTTGAAACCGACCTTATAGCAAACATAGCGGCATATCTTGCCGCAGGAAGAATCGAAGAAGATACGGCAAAGTGGAAGATGAAAAAGCTCGCCGAGCTTGGCAAGCTTACAAAACAAAACGCTAAAACTATATCCGAATACGCAGGCAAAACGCCTGAGCTTCTTGAGCTTACGCTTCAGAGAGCGGCAAATTCCGCTATTCAGGAGCTTGCGCCGGGATTAAAACGTATGGTGCAGGAGGGGCTTATTGATAGACGAGCCACGCCGTCAATGTCCGGCAATATGTTAAACAGCCTTAAAATGCTTCAAAAACAGGCAAAAAAAGACCTGAACCTGACAAATACAACGATGAAGTATAAGGCAAAGAACGCCGCTATGCAGGTAATCAACCGTACCGCCGAGCTTGCAAATAAGCAGGAATACATAGACAGTCTGAATAAGGCTACAGGAAAGGTCGTTACCGGAATTGAAGCACGTCAGAGTGCCATGCGGGAATGTATCGGCGAGATGACGCAGAAAGGTATCCCGGCTTTTGTCGATAAAAACGGTCGCAACTGGACGCCCGAAGCATATACTAATATGTGTATACGCTCTACTGTAGGAAGCGTTGCCAAAGAAACTCAGTTTTCCCTTATGGATGAATATGGGCTAGATTTGGTCGAGGTCAGCAGTCACAGCGGCGCAAGACCACTCTGTGCCAAAGATCAGGGGAAAATATTCAATCGCAACGGCGGCGGAGGTTACACTACCGACCTTGACGGCAAGCGCATAAGGTTTTACGCTTGGCGGTCAAGCTCGTACGGCAAGCCCGCAGGAATACTGGGTATAAACTGCGGACATCAGATATATCCGTTCCTGCCCGGCATAAGCGTGCAGACCTATTTTCCATACGATGAAAAGGAAAATGCTGAGCAGTACGATAAAATATGCAAACAGCGTGAGCTGGAACGGCGGGTAAGAGCAACAAAGCGTGAATGTACTTCTCTTGACACTCTCGGCGACAAAGAGGGTTTTGACAAGGCGGCTTACAAGCTCAAGCAGCAGGAACAGCAGCTTAAAGCCTACTGTCAAGAGAACGGTCTTACTTATAAGCCTGACAGGACGGCAACACCTGGATATGGACGCAGTCAAGCGGCTAAGACCACAGCAAGCTATAAAGAGACATTAAAATTTGAACAGGAGTGTTTAAAGTTAGTAGGACTTGAAACCGCAAACGGAATAACTATAACTGAAGTATCCAAGCATATTAAGGAAAGAATGAAGCAACGTGATTTTAGCGTAGATGATGCGTCCGATGCCTTGACAAATCCTCTTGATATTGGTAAAATAAGAGCAGATAATACACAACAATACATCGGTGAAAAAGCAACAGTAGCTGTAAATACATTAACCGGAAAGCTTACTACTGGTTGGAAAACGAGTTCAAAAAAAGTTAAGAAATTGAAGGAGAAGAACAATGCTTCGAGTCAAGGATAAATTTAATTCAGAGCAGATTTATTTATTAGCATCTCACAGTATAGAGTTAGATAATGATACCGATTATACCGACGACGAACTGATGAATATTCATGATAAACTCACAGATGCGTATTTAAGCAATGCTTTTGATAAAAACGGAGAGCCAAACAAAAAGGCAAAAATCTATGAGCAAATTATAGATATTTTTTACGATGAATTTGGAATTTAACCGCCTTGCGAAAACAAGGCGGTTAAAAATTTATAAATTTTCAAAAAGGAATATTTATTGATTAAGCACCCTTTCGAGGGTGTTTTTCTTATGATAAAAAGGAGGTAAAGTATGGCATTAGTACCGGCAATTTTATACAAAGATGAAATCAAAAAGCAGATATTATATCACGCTTATGATGACGAGATGTTTTTGTATACAGGATCAAACGGATTCAGCACTCCGGAAATATCTGATGAGGGAGAAGGCGTATATCAATATGCTATTGTAGATGACAAAAAGCTAATTGGTTATTTTTCCTATGTCCTTGATATGTATTCTTCTAATGCAAACTGTTTCAGTCTTTTTTCTTTTGATAAGGGAAATCCAATAATCGGAATAAGTGTTTTCAGAGAATTGGAAAAACTGATTAATTCATATCGTGTTCATCGTTTGGAGTGGAGAATGATCGAAGGAAACCCGGTAGAGCGGCATTATGATAGATTTTGTCAGAAGTACAGCGGGAAAAAGCATATACTTAAAGATGCTATTCGAGATAAACAGGGTGTATATCACGCTGATGTTATTTATGAAATTATAATTTGATGTACAAAAACTCACATTTACGTTTAAAACAGCACTTTCACGGTGCTGTTTTTATATTACCCATTTTACAGAAAGGAAAATCATTATGGATGAAAAAATCACAACATCGGCAACTGAGAATGCCGAAAGCACAGCTCAGGCGGAACAGGCAGCTGCCACAACTCAGAGCGGTGCACAGGACGGCACTGCCACGGAAGCTGTTACGCAGTCCGAACCGCAGGCTGAGCAGAAAGCCGAGCCTTCCGGAAATTCAGAAGCAGAAAAGGCTGACGGCGGAAAATCAAGCGGTGCAGAATCCCCCCGTGAAAGCGACAACTCTCAGGAGGAAAACAGCAAGCGGGAGATAGCCGAGCTTAAGGGCAAGGTTCACGCACTTTCTGTCGGCGTTGCGGCAGATTGCATTGAGGATGTGCTTGCTCTTGCAAAGGCAAAGGTCGGCGGAGATGTTACACTTGACAAGGCTATTGACAGTGTGATCGAAAAATATCCCAGCTTCAAGGGCGAAAAAACCAAGGCAATAGTTACATCAGCTGTTGCGACAGTAAACGATGAACAGAAGACAGCCGACGAAGCAAGAATCAACAAGATAATGGGCATTAAGTAAGCCCGGAAAGGAAAATCACTATGGCAAATTCAATTACAAAATTCAAGGCGTATATCGACAAGCTCGATACAGTCTATCAGCAGGCTTCCGCCACATCTATTCTTGATGCTGATGCGGATACGGTGAGAATGGGCGCAAAAGCAGGAGAGTTTCTTATTCCTAAGATGAGCATGGACGGTCTTGCAGATTACTCTCGTTCAAGCGGTTATGTCAAGGGCGATGTCACGATCACCTATGAAACCAAATCGTGCAACTATGACAGAGGTCGTAAGTTCTCCGTTGACGCTATGGACAACGAAGAAACGGCTGGTATTGCGTTCGGCAAGCTTGCAAGCGAGTTCATAAGAACAAAAGTCGTTCCCGAAATGGACGCTTTCCGCTTTGCAAAATATGCAAGTGCCACAGGCGTTCTCTCCGCCGCCGAAGCTACTCCCACCGCCGGTACAGCTGTCCTGACGGCTCTCCAGACCGCTGTCAATGCGCAGGACGAGGCAGAAGTAAACGTTGACGGAAAGATACTCTTTATTACGCCTACACTGCTTACGCTTGCGAAAAACGTTGACACAACAAAGAGCAAGGCTATTCTCGATCGTTTTGAAAAGATTATAACCGTTCCGCAGACGAGATTCTACACAGCGATTGACATGAAGGACGGCACCTCAAGCAACGAAACCGCAGGCGGTTATGCAGGAGCAACAGGCGGATATAAAATCAACTTTATGATTATCAACCGTGATGCCGTTATCCAGTTCGGTAAGCACACGGTCAACAAGGTAGTTTCGCCCGAAGAGAACCAGACAGATGACGGTTATATGTTCTTCTACCGTGCTTACAGCATCGCAGAAACATACGAAAACAAGGTAAAGGGTATCTACCTCAACCGTGATACAACGGCACTGACATAAGGAGGTTTCTATGACAAGAGTAGGATTTACAGCCGAAGATCTGGCGGATAACACAGTTCAGCAGGAGCAGAAAACAACTTCGGCAAACAAAAAGCAGTCTAAGCAGTCAAAGAAGCCGGCGGAGGTATCCGATGCAGCAGATAGTTACACCTGACTACTACAAAGACGTTTTCTGCGGCGAGTTTGACGGTGACGAAAAGGAGCTGTCTAAGCTCCTTGAGGTTGCATACATTATTATATATAACGAAACCTGCGGCAGAATAGCTCAGTTCGACAGTCTGGATAAAAAGGTTCAGACGGCTGTTAAAGATGCTATCTGTTGGCAGGTTGATTATATATCAGCAAACGGTGGTCTTTCATTCGTGCATGACGGCAGCTTCAGCAATATTTCACTCGGCAGTTTCAGCTATTCGGCAGGCGGCAACAGTAGCGTATCGGATGGAAAACTGCCGATGTGCAATGTGTCATACGGCTTGCTTTTATCGACCGGGCTCATGTATAAAGGTCTTGATGCGTTATGATGAAACCTATACCACGCAGTCTTTTGATACACACTGCCGCTGTTGTTGCCGAAAAGACCGACAGATGGGGCGAAATCTCCGAAACGTCTACGGAAACATTGAAATATGTCCGTATAGAACCAACAGAGAGTTATACCAGCGATAAGCAGAATAATCAGGTAAAGGTTGATGCAGTCATGTATTACGATTGCCGTAATTCCTCTCCGTCAAATTTCAAATTTGTGCCGGGCGCAAAGGTGATTTTTGAAAAAACGGAATACAGGATTGCAAGCATAAAGCGGTATGACACAAACGCTCCGCATCACTATGAGATAGGGTTATCGTTATGAATGTGAAGATTAACATTAACAGTGCGGCAGTCAAGGCGAGAATGACGGAAAAAACACATGATGCTATGAAACTTCTTATGTCAAATTTCCTTAAGGATTGCAACGATTACGCTCCTCAAGATCAGAGCGTTCTCATAAATAGCAGTATAATCCATACAGGAATCTCTGCCGATTGGGTACCACCGCTCGGAAAAAAAGTGACTTCAGAACAGTTACAAGCACTTGCCCGTGCTAAAGGCAGTGAAGTTGAAATAAGAAACGATAGTATTGCTATGGTTCTTCGTTGGGAAACACCTTATGCAAGAACATTGTACTATGGCGTATCTAAAAAAGGTAACCCTATATCATATTCACATGATGAAAACCCAAAAGCCTGCAAAATGTGGGCGCATAAAGCGGAATCGGTTAAAGGGGAACAGTGGCGAAGACAACTGCAGAAACTTTTAACAGGAAGTGATAAATAATGTCACCTCAAAAAATAGCAATCAGACTTATTCTCAATTTTATAGAAGATAAGCTCGGATATACAATCGAAACAGCAGGCTTGCCGGTCGGCGGAGGACTTTCCGCCGAAGCGCAAGCGGCAAAGGATAACGGTACTACACTTGACAGACAGCGGCAGGACAGAACCTTGCCGCTACTTATTTTATCCAAGAACAAGATACAGGGTGTAGCTATGGAACAGCTATTTAATATCGGCAATCTTATCTCGAAAGCAACCGAACTGCCACAAGATGACAGCGTTCAGCTGTTAAGTGCTTCGGTTTCAACCGATGCCGCTCCTGTCGGTAAGGTCGGGGACTTTTGGATATATTCTATGATTGTTGATGTCAGGATAGCATTTTAGGAGGTACTAATATGGCAAATGAACAGGTAATACCTACTGTCGGCAAAGCCGAGCTGAACAGTGAGATAAAGGTTGAAATCAATACTACTCCTACAGGAGAAGCGGCTACATATTCGGATATGCGAAAGGCATTTAAGTCGGTAACAACCGCAATAAACGAGGTCGTATACAGTGCGACATATCTTGCAGACGGCGGCTTTGCAAGCTCTGCGGTTGTTGGCGCAGCTCCTACAGTAGTGCTTGCGGGCGACTTCATCAAAGATGATCCTGTTTGTACTTTTCTTGATGAAATTCAGTATGAGATCGGCTCTAAGCGAGTAACAGACATCAAAATAACCCGTAATGGCAAGGAACTTACCTGTCCCGTTACGGTTACCGCAGCCGGTATAGGCGGAGGCGAATCTACAGCACCGAATACCATAAGCTGTACAATTGCGTTTAACGGCAAGCCTACTATAAAGGCTGCGTCCGTTTCAAGCAGCTGAGAATAGTTGAGAAATACAGTCAGTGTGCCGACAGGCACACTGCTGAATTTTTGTCAGGAGGATAACAATGGCATACAAAATCACACGAACACAGAAAATCACGGAAACTCTTGAGCTGTCTGATAAAAACGGAAACGTCATCGACAGCATTGATATAGACATAGATGCAGATGCCGTCTGCACAGCTTTCCGAAAGAAACAGACGGAAGTAATTGATGCGGAAAGACGTCTTAAAGAAATAAGAAAAAACGGTGTTGAAACAGATCTTGAATGCGCTTATGAGGCGTATGGAAATGCGGTAATTGCAATTTTTGAGCTGATATTCGGCGAAGACGGTACAAAAAAGTTGCTTGAATTTTTCGAGGACAATTACATTGAAATGGGTATACAGGTAGTGCCGTTTATCAATGCTGTTATTGTACCGAAAATAAATGAAACGCTTCGTAATCGTAAGGCTCAGATCAGAGCGTTACACAAGTACCGCTAATGAGTATATATTCATTGTCACAGTCATGCCCCCGCAGTATAGAAGTCGGGGGCATTTGTTATATATTAAATTTGAGTTTTGACCGTGTTTTATCGGCATTTGAACTACTGAGCAGTGATGAGCTGGAAGGCATAGATTCATTTGATGTTATCTTCGATTGGTTTGTAATTGCTCCGAAAGTCAAAAACCTTTCGACAAGAGTCGATGTGGTTAATGAAATTTTCGATAAATTTATCAATTTTGATAAAAATGCCTCTGACACGGAAGCAGAAACGATAAGCTTCGATCAGGATGCACCTTATATTTATGCCGCATTTAGGCAAGCCTACGGTATCGACTTATTCAAAGAACAAGGAAAGCTACAGTGGTGGGAATTTGTTTCCCTTCTTGGAGCTTTGCCGTCCGATACACGGATGTGTGATATTATCGACATACGCACACGCCCTGTCCCTGTACCTAACGGTAAAAATCAGGAACAGATATCGGCACTGTTAAAACTCAAAGCACAGTATGCGATTAAAAATCCCGTAAACAAACAATCGGCTCAGGACGGTTGGGAACGGTTATGGGGTATTCTCGAAAAACAGGCAGAAGAGAGGTGAGATTATGCCGGAAAGCGACGGAAGAGTAGAATTTGAAGTCCGTGCGGACTTAAGTAAAATAGACGCTGATATGGTGGAAGCCGGAAAAAAGGTTTCCGAAGCGGCTCAAAAAGGTGCAAAAAAACAGGAAGAAGTCGTTGAAAAGGCGCAGGAAAACATTTCGCAGGCTGTGAAAAAAGCAAACGATGAAATAGAGAACGACAATTCCAAGACGCAGAAGAATATAACAGACACAGCAAAGAAGCAGTCTGACAAAGTAGTGCAGACCGAAAAGAAAAACAAGGAAGCTGTAACGCAGACTGCAAAAAAAGAAGGCGACAAAGTAGTTGATAACTATAAAAAGGATACGCAAGAAATTATCAACAGTACCGATACGCTTTCTTCAGAAATTGAAAAGAAGACTTCCGGCATAGGCTCAAAAATCGGCACAGGTCTTAAAGGCGTCGGAAAAGGCATCGGCGTTGCTGTTGGTGCCGGACTTGCTGCAGCAGGCACGGTAGCTGTAGCGGCAACAGGAAAAGCTATATCCGCAGCAAACGATCTTGATAAAGCAAATAAGCAACTAACCGCATCACTCAGTCTTACGGCGGAAGAAGCCGAAAAATACGGTGACATCATCAAGAAAGTTTACGGTGATAATTATGGCGAAAGCTTTGATGATATATCCAACACGCTCGCTCTCATCAAGCAGCAGATGAAAGACGTCACAGACGATGAGCTTCAAAAGGTTATTGAAAGCACATATCTTTTATCAGATACATACGATATAGACGTTTCTGAGGGTATCCGTGGAGCAAATGCTCTGATGAAGCAGTTTGGCATTACAGCCGAGGAAGCGTATAGTCTCCTTGCTCAGGGTGCAGAAAAAGGCTTAAATCAGAACGGTGACATAGCCGATCAGCTTGCCGAGTATAGCACTTACTATGCTGATATGGGCTTTACTGCCGAAGAAGCCATGTCTATGATGGCAGAAGGCGCAAAAAACGGTGCGTTTCAAGTTGATTTTCTGAATGATGCTTTTAAAGAGTTTTCTATCAGAGCAAAGGATGGCAGTCAGACTACAGCTGACGGTATGGCTTTACTCGGTCTTGATGCAACAAAGCTCGGCGAAGAATTTGCCGCAGGGGGTGACCGTGCGTATCAAGCATTCAAGCTTGTCAATGAAAAGCTTGCCGAATGTAAAAGTGATGTAGATCGCAACGCCGCAGGTGTTGCTTTGTACGGAACAAAGTGGGAAGACCTCGGAGAAGATGCCGTTCTCGCTATGGCACACATGGGGAACAGCATTGACAAAACCCGTGATAAGCTCGGTGAGATGGAATCAGTTAAATACAACAGCTTATCCGATATGTGCAACGGACTTTCCCGTACAATTGAACTGCTTCTGATTCCGCTCGGCGAACAGATTATTCCCGTACTTAAGGATATTATTGAGCTTATCGAACCGATTATTTCGGAGCTTCTGCCACAGATAATTGAGCAGGTTAAGCCGATACTTGACAGCGTTTCCGAGCTTATTCCGCCGCTCATTGAGTTGATCACCGGAATACTGCCACAGTTTATGGAATTGCTTAAGCCTATACTCGAAAGCGTTACACGCATTATTCAGAAGCTTGTTCCGACATTGATTAAGCTTTTTGATAAGCTGTTACCGCCGATAATCAAGATTGTAGACACCTTGCTTCCGCCGCTTATTGAAGTGATCGAAGCATTACTGCCGATACTTGATGTTGTAATCGAACTGCTTACTCCGATTCTGGAACTGGTGGCTGAGCTTGCCGAACCGCTCGGTACTGTTATCTCAGCAGTCGGGAAGTTGCTATCAGCTGTTATCGGTCTTATTGATGGCGCATTATCGCCTATTATGCCTGTAATATCATCGCTTGCAGATGTGCTGTTACAGATACTCGGTCCGGCTCTTGATATTGTTGCGGGGCTTGTTAATTCACTTGCAGATGTTTTTTCCGGCGTTACAAATTTCTTATCCGGTGATATTATGGGCGGCTTTGAATCTTTCGGAAACGGTCTTGTTAATCTGTTTGACGGTGTATTAAGCACAATTGATTCTATTTTCGGTACTAATCTCACAAATTGGTACAATGAAGTCAAGGAGGCTTGCCAAAAAATCGGTGAGGAAATGTATGCTGCAACGCATCAGGAAGAAATCAGAGCGAATGAGCTGAGTACGAAATATAACGATTTGCAAAGCGATATGAATTCATATATCGTTAAAGAACTGCGAAGCGGCAAATCAGCCGATGAGGCATTATCAAATGCCAAAAACAAATTCCTTGATACAGCGGAAAAGAAAGAATATTTCAATTCTCAGTTAAAGGATTATGTCAATGAGGATAAGGTTAAAGAGTGGTATAACAACGTCAGAAATAATAACGGACTTTATTCTCAGGGTTATTCAGAGGAGGAAGGTAATTTTTCTTATAGTCAAAGCATTGCTGAAGAAGAGGAGCGTAAAGGAAAAGCAGCTTTAGGATATACCGGTGCCGGAACAAATTATTCATATAGCAGTGCGGGAAAAACATCGTATAAAGCACCTACATATTCTTATACGCCATCAACCTACAGTGCATCTGACTATGCTTATGTACCTGAAGCAAAAGGAGAAAAGAAAACGTCAAGCTCGTCAAGCACAAAGAAAACAAGTTCATCGAGTGCAAAGAAAAAAAGCTCTTCCATCTCGTCTTCCAAAAAGACAAATTCGAGTAGCAGTTCATCAAGTGGTACTCAGAATATTAATATAACATCCTACATTCCGACTGTATGGGATGATGTTAGCACTTCTAATGCAAAACTCGCCGCCGGAATCGGAGCGAGCAAGGTCGGTAACAGCAAATCGAGTAAGCTTATAAGTGGATTATCAGCTGCTTCTAAGGTGTCCGCTTCAGCAGAAAAAGCAGATGCAACACTTAATGATGTAGTGTCGGAACTGAAAAAGCTGAAAACCGCACAGGAAAAGATGCAATATACACTTGATGTAACGCTTAAAACGAATGAGTATACATTAGCGAAAGCTACTGTTAAAGGCATTAAGAAGATACAGAAGCAAACAGGAAAATCACCATTATAGGAGGAACAGATATGACGGTGAAAATTAACAATATAGACTTATCGGAATACATTACCGAATGCGATCTCCGTCATTCTTGCCGTGGTGAAAGCACTTCGTATAGTCTGAATGGAACGGCTTATACGGACAGATTCGGAGATTTTAAAATCTCCGGTTCTGTCGTTTTTGGCATAATTCCTGCGGCAAAATGGACGTCTGTTTTCGCTATATTAAAAAGCAGTAGTTTCACGCTTGAGGTAAACAGTGATTCTTATACCGTTCATGCAAAAGGTGATATATCTGCGCCGTATGCTTTTACCGATGTAAAGCTCGGAGATTGTTATAAAGATGTGTCAGTGGAGGTGGAAGAAATATGATTTCGGTATCATCAAATTATAAGACCAACGCTACCAAGCCTGTAAGAAATATCAATGCAAAAATTTCAATCGGATCTGTAGATTACGGAATAGAAGATATAGTATCTTTAGATATTTCCCGTTCCACGTCTGATGGCGGTCTTAGTGTAGGTGGAACAGCGGCAGCACGACTGACTGCAACAATCCGTGCAACGATGTTACCGACCATGGATGATTATAAAGTGACTGTATTTATCGGATTTACCGCATTGGCACAAATCGGAACATTTTTTATTACAGATTTAACTCAAGAAAAGGGATATGTGACAATAGAAGCATATGATCGATTTTATTATCTTGATAAGCCGTGTAGCTTTAACGGCAATGCTGACGGGAAGATCGAATCTTTATCTTTTCCTGCAACTCATCAGGAAATGCTCAAATATATCAGTAAAATTAACGGCTTTTCCCTGAGCGTAACCTGTGAAGCTTTTGCAAAAGTAAAAACGAAACCGATTTATAACAGCGAGGCAACAAATCCGACAAATAAATATTACACATACCGTGAAATAATCGGCTTTATTGCCGCCTGCAACGGTTGTAGTGCTCAATTTGATGCGAACGATAAACTGATATTTACACGTCCTTCAAACAGCGTTGAAACAATTGAAGAAGGTGCTTGCGAAAGCTTATCAGTCGCTCAGGACAGCGGATTTACTGTAAAAGGCATACGCTTTACAATCGGCACCGATACAGCGTTCTATATTGATGCAAACGGTACTACTTATGACGAGACTCTGCCGGGAGTGCTTGAAGCAGTTAATCCTCTTGCAACAGTAGAGATTATGGAATATGTCTGGAATAAGCTCGGAGGCTATCATTACTATGCCGCTGATATATCAAGACGAGGCAGAGGGTGGCTGTTGCCGGATGATGTAATATCCATACAGAGTAATGGTGCAACTAAAAAAGCTACCATAACAGCTATATCTTACTCACTCAGTAAAGACAGCGGCTTTTCAGAACACATTACATCTACAGCCGAAAGCACCAAACAGTCGTCAAACAGGTATAGTGCCGCAGCGGATCATACATCTAATGCGGGAGCAGGAAAATATAACAGCACTACTATTATAAATGATCCCGTTATAATTTCCGAAAGGACAAAAGAATATCTGAAATACGATTACAGCATAATCGGATACAGCGTAGACGATAAAATTACATATGGCTTAGATGGAGGAAATCCCGATATTATCGTGCAAGGTTACAAGGCAACGTATGACCCTAGCGGAATAGGCGCACTATGTGGCAATTTTAATGTTGTTGATGGAATTTACGGTGTCCGAATGATTTATGCCACTCCGTTTACAAAGCTCAATTTTTATTTGGAAATAACACGAGTTATCCAGTACACAGAATACACTGTGTATTACATAAATCTAATATCGGAGTACACGACAAAAGACGGAAAGACAACAAAAAAAGTCGAATCGAGTGTACAAGCAAGGCACGGCAATTTTTCACCAGCGTTAAAGTGGCAGGAAATTATCCCTCCGTCTAACGCTTATCCTAACGGTTATGCAGTAATATACTATGGGTTAAATTTCCACGACAACAGGTCGAGTAATCCAGATGTGTATACGTTTACAATGGCAAACAACGCAGGAGTTTCTTTTTCGTCAATAGCGGAATATAATGCTGCAATTCGATTGACACGATCAACTCTGCAAAAGAAAGATGTAAATCAAACCGTATCCAAAATAGTCGAAGCCGGCGGAACGGCTGATTTTCCGGAACTCGGCGAAAACGATGTGCTTTATATTGACAGTACCGATAATTCGGCATATAAATGGTCGTCAAAAATCTCTGCTTACTATTGCGTAGGCAGAGATTATTTTTCGATAAAGCAGATCCACTCTGTAGCTGATCCAAATTCATCAGACACTGAAATTCTTGAAGCCCAGTTACTTCAGGATATGCGTTCGCCGACAGAATGGACTCTTCACGCTTCCTTTGTTCCCCCGAAAGGATATATGTGTATAACTGACTTTGAAGGCGGTCAGCACGGCATTAAAATAGGCGATGGTAATACTCCATGGTCAGAACTTTTATATGTCAATATTTATGACTTGTCGGCGTATCTGAAATCAGACGAAATATCGAACTGGGCAAAAGCTGAAAGCAAGCCTGTGTATACAGCGGAAGAAGTCGGAGCGGCAGAGAAAAATCATACACATAATATGTCGGATATTACGGATATGCCCGAATGGACGAAAACCGAGAATAAGCCTGTATATACGGCAAGCGAGGTCGGAGCGGCAACAGCGGCAGATATTACTGCGGCGGGGAATGCTGTCGAGATCGGCGGGAGAAAAATGGCGGGTGTAAGCGCGC